AGATCATTTCGAAAGGGAATGAATTCCGCCGTCGGTGGAATAACAAAGAAACTAACCGGAGCTCTTGGAAAACTTAAGGGTGGAATAGATGATGTTGTTTCTGGTTTATCAACAAAAGTAAGTAGCATCTCGAAAAATCTTACCGAAAAACTCGCAAAGAGTGGTGTAGGTACTGCTGCTAAAAAGGCTGGTGGATTTTTTAGTAAAGTTGCAGGTGGTGTCAAGGGTGTTGCAGCAAAGGCCGTGGGTGGTGTCAAATCTGCTGGTTCAAAAGTTGCGGCCAAGGCGAAGGGAGTGTTAGGAGCTCCAGTGACCAAATTTATTAAAGGTAGCGCTGGAAAAATCATAAAAAACCTGCGTAGAGTCCCAATTTTGGGTACGGCTATCGAAGGAATATTTGCAAATAACGATATAAAGGCCCTTCTTGCAAATCCAGACTTATCAGCAAGTGAAAAACAAAAGGCCGTTGGTTCAAGAGTCCTTGAGGCAATCGGAGGGCCGGTTGGTGCGGCCGCCGGTGTTGCACTTCTCAATATAGCAACAGGTGGAGCTGGATTCTTAGGATCGTTTATTGCAGCTGCCGGAGGTGATTTTGCAGGAAGGTTTATCGCAGGACAACTTTCAAAGGTTCTTCCTGTTGGTATGATTGGAAAGGCTATGATTAATACCGTTTATGGCGGCCTACCAGAAGGAGAAGGACTAGAAGGTGGTAATACACCAGTTAGTGGAATCACAAAGAGTGCAGCGGGTGTCACTGCCGGAGCTGCAGCAATGGCCCCAGATATGGGTGATGAACCCGAAGGTTTAAACGATCAACAAAAGGCACACTTAGCAGCTTTGAAGAAAGCTTTATCTAAAGCGGAAAGTAGAAGAGATAAACAAATGGTATCGAGAGACTTCGCTAAAATAGAACAAGCGGAAGTGACAGGAGCATTGCGTATTGGTGATAGTCCCGAACAAATGAAACTCTTTGAACAGGAAAAAAAGAAAATCGCCATAGCGGCCTTGAGGGAAGATAGACAGACATTAAGACAAATGAGTGAAGATGGACACACACCGCAGTCGTTGGCCTCGATGGCCATGGCCTCAACAACTGGCGCTCAAATGGAAAGTGGAATGTCTAATATCGCTGACGCTCGATCACGACCAGCACCTGTTATAGTCTCTGGTGGTGGAGGTGGTGGACAAGGTACAACCGTAACCTCTTCAAATATAACGTATAATGGAAACCAACATGCTGATGAGTCCAGTGTTCTAACAAGGCCTTCATTCGCTTACGATTTCTAATAAAAAAAGAGGCGATACCAGATTTCTCCAGTATCGCCCCTCTGTTTTGTTTATCAGTTAGGTTAGTCCTGAGCCAACTTGGCGAAATATGCCAAGGTGTCTTCTTCACCTTCATCATTGCTTGATGAACTAACACTCTGATCCTCGCTCTTCGGTGCGGGTGCGTCCACTCGCTCTTCACGGGTCTCATTGAGCTCGGCAGTTTGTTCTACCGAAAAGGTGTTGGCGACATCTTCTTCACCAAGTACCTCATATAATTTCCTCTTGAGTTCAGAGTAAGACTTGTAACTAGATGGATCGATGAACTCATTCAACTCGTGAATGTTATCATAGACCTTCTTCAACTTGTCTTCATCACCTTCAAAGAGTTCGGTGACAGAATCGAACTCTGACTTATCGTAGTTGCGATAACCTTCAACATTACGAATCTTCAACTTGAAGTTCGCTCCACCCCAGAAGTCGAATGGGTTGATAGGTTTCTCATCCTCGAACTGAGGCTGCATCACGTCCATGACCTTATCGAAGATCTTCTTTCCATACTTGTAAAGAAAGACCTTACCTTCGTTTGATGGATTCGATGAGTCCGAGATCACAAGAATGTTTGAGACGTAATGCAAACGACGCTTGCGTGTACGAACCAACTCCTTGTCCTCTTCCCTTCCCGAGTTCCACAACTGAGAATTCAACTCACTCAATGGATCTTGTTGACCAATTGAAGTAAGAGATCTCTCAATGTACCACCTGCCGGTTGGCCCCTTGAAACCATGATCCCAGAAACGAACCCAAGGAAGATCCTCAGCGTTCGAAGATGGTAGGAAGCGGATAACGGCATAACCATTACCTGCTTTATCGACTGTTGGTTTCCACTCTCGGTCGTCTCCATAAGACTTCTTTTCAGAGACGCTTTCGGCGGCGTTTACCAACTTTTCTATCGACGCAAGTCGATTTGCTTTTAGTTTTTCGAATGACATATATTTTCGTATTTTAGTGTATAACAGTGTATTTTTTTGTGTGTGAAGAAGTAATATAACAGATTTCAATCACTTTGTAAAGACTTTTTTTACAGTATTCACAAGTTTTTTTGTCGGCATATTCCTTCGAGATAGAAGTAATTTATACTTCAAAATGTTTTCAATTTGTTCGGTGTACATTCCAAGAGGATCGCTGATATCTTTTTTGAGCCTTCGAAGATTGTTTACCAGAAGATCAATGATCGCGATTGTTTCAACAGAAATCTCTTCAGCCAAAAGGGAATCAAATGGAATCGTAGTTGTACAGATCTGATCAAAGGAGTCGCATTGTTCGGAAAGAGTTCGTAGATCTTTTTCAAATCCATAGGAAAGAGACTCCATCCTCTTAACATACTTTGAGTAGTTCTCCTCTTTCATATCTCCTATCCACTTGACTCCGGCAAGGAAGTTCGCAGTGAAGTAGTCGATGACAATATCAGTCTCCTTATACTTTCGTCCTATTCGTTCAAAAAAGAAGCGATCCTTTCGTCGCGAGAATGTTGATTCGTTAGCGCTGGTTTTAAAACCATACTTGGTTGCATCGTAGGAATCATTTGTAAAATGAAGTTTAAGAGACAGGTAAATTTGATATGCAGTATAACCATTCACACAAGATATGCAGTTGTTCTTTTGATAATGTTCCGTTCCATTGCTTCGGCTTCTAGTTTGTCTTTCAACGGGCCCTTGATAATCTTTGCAATGTCTTCCGGATCGATCTCCTTATCCTTACAGATGTCAACTATTGCTTCGGTGTAAGACATTTGATCTCCATGAACATACTTCTCAACCTTTATTCGAAGTTCATCACTAGTTATTACGGGTTTAATAGGTATTTCATCTGTCATCATGCTTTAAGTATTAATGTGTTATCGTTGACTCGACCATTTGCCGAAGTTTTCTTAGTTGTGAGTTTCTTGAGAGCGTTTGCGATCTGTCTATCAGTTTTACTTACAATGATTGGCAGTATCTCTTCGGGTTTCCTTATCTTCATAGAGAAGGAGTTCTTCTCGTCATAGTCGCGAATAGTAGTTCCCTTTACCGAGAGTCCGGAAAGACTAGTAGTTGAAAGCACTGTCAACTTACGATACTTCTCATTGAACAGATAGACCTTAACTGATCCTACGACCTTGATCGGATTCACCGAGGCAACTCCGTAGTCGGGTGAAGACTTCAGGTAATTCATCTTCGCAACCAGTTTGTCAGCACTCTTCTGTTTCTTTACCCGAGGTTTCCGAGTAGCCTTCTTAGTAGACTTGTAGATCTCCACATCGTTCAACATCTCTTCCAGAAGAGAGATTCGTTTCTTGATTGCGGGTTTCTTGAGATAGGAGTAGCCTTCGACCGAATCAGGATTGCTCTTGTCTCGGGCTTCAATCAGTTCATCTCTTTGTTTAGTGATCCAACCTACAACAGTTCCAAGAGAACTGATCGGGGCGTTTACATTCTTCAGCAGAGATCCCACATTGATCTTGAAAACTTTGGTAGTAGTGTTGAGAATCCATTCATCCAACATCTCATCCATACGCACAAGAACTCCTTCGCGGATACGTTCCTGCATAATGTCGTAAACCGATACTTTCTTCTTGGCGGCCTTGGTGGTATTCCTTTCAACAGGAACCAGAGTCGAAATCTTTCGTAGATGGTTGTCTACCTCTACCCCATAGTCCACATCGTTGTGATACTTAGGCATTCCCATATTCATCATCCTTGCGAGTTTACCACAACTCACGATCTCGATACACTTTGGCGCCTTGCGAATCATCTTCAAGGTAGTGCTGTTGTTTGAGCGATCTATCGATTTGACATACTCCTCAATGATAGGGAAATAGTCATCGGTGTTAAGATAGTAGTTGTAGAAGTTCAGAGCCCGACCAAAAGTCTTCTTCTTTTTCTCATCAGTCCACGTATCAACATCGTGCCATGTTGGTTCTTCACCAGTCCATTTAGACTCGGTAGCGGCGACCAGACCGTTTTTTAGGAATTTACGTTTTGCCATATTAAAAAGTTTCTGCTCGGATGTCTACAATTTGATCGAAGGTTGCTTCGAAGAGGTAATAACCACTCCCGCCAGGATCGACAATGAAGTCACCATTCTTTCGTCTACCAATGACTTTTCCAGACATAGTTGCTCCGTCTTCAACTCTAAAAGTCACGTAATACTCCGTATCAAATTTGTCAAAGATTGTTTCAGGATAGAGATCTTCTGGCCAGATCAGAGGAAGTTCAAGTTGTGTCAGTGTGGTTGTCATAGGTTTGAAGATGCCGGGAAATTCGTCGCGGTAAAGTTGATGGATTGATAATGCGTTCATCATTATTTGTAAAAGATATGAAGGCCAATCTTAGTAGTAACAGTCATACTCTTCGCCCAATAAGGATTTTTGATGTAATCAGCGTGATAGTGATCCGCACCGTTCGTGTAGTTTGTGGTTGGACTCTGAACAATCCGCAATGCTTCACCCCAACGAGGATGTTTCATCGCCTTACTAATACCGGCCTGAGCGTCCTTATCGTTCCAGCAAGAGAACTGATACTTCTGAAGACATACCATCGCTTCAGAAAGATTTCGTTTCGCGGCACGATTCACAATGATTTCGTTGACCGCTTCCATTGCACCATCGTGATACTCACCACCCGCTTCAAGAATAAGAGTCGCGGCAACAATCTCATCAGAGAACCGAATCTTTGATTGAGAACCTTCTCCGGTAATCGCAAGAAGGGCAGAAATGAAAGAGGCTGTAATTAGTATTGTTTTCATCATCTATAAAACAGTATGTCAGAATTTAGTCGAAAGTCAAGTCTTAATTTGTAAAAAGAAAGTAAAAGGAGCGAGAGAGAAACATAAAAGAACCAAAAAACTCTCTCGCCCCATGCGTTATGAAAAAAATTAGAAGTCTATGTAAGTCCCCAACAAACCGAGCTCTTCGGCGATATCAGACTCGTCAGGAGCGATTGGTTCAAAATCGAGGTAGTCAGACGGAACACTTCCGTCACTGACAATCTCAAGGTTGTCGATTTTCATCTTTGAAACAGGATTTTTTTCTGGATTACTCATAATTTATAACTCTAATATAGAGGTTTTGAAACGAAAGTCAAGGCGATATTGTGTAAAAAACTTGTAAAGTTTAGTAGTAATAACGTTTCATTGGTGTCGAGGCCAACGGAGAGTTCTTTTCGGTGTCATACCCAAACCCGCGATAATTTCCGGTGCCGTGTAAAACCGACTCAAGAACATTGATAACTCCCATCCGATAAAAATCAGCAGGTGTCTTTGGAGTTTCAAGTCCATTCTCGTCACGATTTGTGTACCGATTAGGATAGGTTTCTAATTGACCCACATTCTCTAACATCTTGTTAAGTGTTTCTCGCAGTTGAGCGACTTCAATTGTTTTTCTTTTTCTCATAATTTATCCAAATAAAACTTTACCGATTAGAGTCAAAACTGATGTCAAAGAATCCTCTAACTTTCTTTCAAACGATTCTACCACATGGGCGACACTGATTGTTTTTGTTTTTCTCATAACTATACCCACATTATGACTTGTTTTATTCCAATGTCAAGGCGATATCGTGTAAAAAACATGTAAAACTAACTTTACTTACTATGGGTGAAAAGAGTGTTCTCTTTAAGCACACTGGCAGGAAACTCAAACTCAGCTCCATCATCATTGGAAACCCAAACGGAATCTCCATCAACTTCTTCTATGGCGTACCATTGACCATCTATTATTACTACATCATAACCATTTTTCATACAAGTATTCTATGATAAGAATTGTCGTTTGTCAACACCTAATTGTGTAAAAAACAAGTAAAAGAATCGAATAAATACTATCATTATTTAAAAGGTCTTGATAGGTTGATCATGGCTGGATTTGTTTGATTGAAAGAATTATACCCTTTTTTAAAAAAACTGTCAAGACTAAATAGAAATAAATGTTATGTTTGGACTTATTACAATGCTCGTATCGACACTTGGCGCCACTGGAATGGGGTCGATCCTCAAAATGGTTGGTGGAATTGTCGCCGCAAGTGCTGAAAAGAAGGCGGCAGCAGAAAAAAGGGAACTAGCAAGAGAACTTGCGGTATCAAGAGCAAATGCAGATCTACAAAAGAACCTATTCGGTGAACCCGATAAAGAAACTGCGATGTTTACTCGCGCTACTCGCCGTTTCCTTGCTGTTATCGGGATGTGCAACTTTTTCGTCATCTCGGTACTTTGCACACTCTGGCCAACAGTCCACCTCGTCACCTTCACTCCCCCCGAGTCCAAAACAGGATACAAGTTCATCTGGGGACTTATTGATATCCCCGCCCAAAATGAAATCACAACTACGATCACGACTGGCCACATCTCTCTTGTCAGCATCACCACTCTGGCAGCGATCATTGGATTCTACTTCACACCAAGTGCCGGAGGAAAGTAATGCGGTTGATAGTTCGAGCGTCAGTAACGAACCCACCGACTAGTATTCTCTCCTTTCGAGAGCTCACACACTTCGCCAAACACAAACTTTACATGGATGTATTGATCGAGACTCATAATGTCGATCTCTACTACAAGTGGCTCAAACCAAGAGGAGCAATGGATTACATCGATGACATTCTTCCGGTCGGTATTGAGAATGGATTGAGAATCGAACCTGAAGCACTATACGCACCATCTATTGTTGTTGATCGAATAACACCAGAGAATCAGAAACAGTTGTCTTCAAGAATAACTTGGAATATAACGCTTTGAGTTATGTTGGTAATTCGTCGAAAGGTAGAACGTGATCAGAGTTATACGGTTTTTATGTTGCCGGGCTATTATCAGGAATGGCCCACTTCTGATTACGAACATCAGGAAATCTTAAAGTTGTTTAAACAGGATCGTCTTATTGATGGTATCGTCAATGACTTCTCGGAGTTTAGAATTCCGGTGTCCTAATTTAAAAGGGGAGCAACTTTCGTTACTCCCCTTCGTTATTTTCTATTTTACTTTTGGTAGTTAAACTCCTGTAAAAGAAGTGTTCCAAGTGCAACCAGTGTGAGGATTGCGATTGTTATCATTTACTTTATTCTCCATTGTTAGAACTCCCTGTTGGAAGTGTTCAGGAGTATTTATAACATAGATCGTTTTTGGAGTCAAGTTTATTTTGCGTTTTCAATTGCAAATTCTTTCTTCGCTAACACTAAGTCGGCTTCAACCATAAGTTTTACAAGACCCTTGAAGTCTGTCTTGGGTTCCCAATCAAGTTGTTTCTTTGCCTTTGTGGGATCTCCGATAAGAAGTTCGACATCCGCTGGTCGTTCGTATCGTTTGTCGTACTCAACAAATTCTTCGAAGTCTATATCCAACTGGGCAAACGTCTCTTGACAAAATTCTTTGACTGAATGAGTATCATTGGTCGCCAAGACATAATCGTCCGGATTGTCCTGTTGCAACATAAGATACATACCTTCGCAATATTCCTTTGCGTAACCCCAATCTCGTTTGGCATCTAAATTTCCCAAGTAAAGTTTATCTTGAAGTCCCATCTTGATGCGAGTTGCAGCACGAGTAATCTTACGAGTCACAAATGTCTCACCTCGACGAGGCGATTCGTGATTGAATAGGATACCATTACTTGCATGCATATTATAGGATTCTCGGTAATTGACTGTAAGCCAGTAGGCATAAACCTTTGCACAAGCGTAAGGACTTCGTGGCCAGAATGGAGTTGTTTCTGTCTGTGGTATTTCCTGCACCTTACCAAACATTTCAGAAGATGACGCTTGGTAGAATCGTGTCTTCTCTGCCATACCCGATTCTCGAATAGCCTCAAGGATTCTAATACCCGCAACTCCCACTACATCTCCAGTATATTCTGGAATGTCAAAGGAAACTCGTACATGGCTTTGAGCGCCTAGATTGTAAACTTCATCTGGTTGTAAGTTATAGATCAACTTCACCATTTGTACGGAGTCAGCAAGATCTCCGTAGTGTAGGTGTAAACGAGAGTTCGCGGTATGAGGATCCGCGTATAGGTGATCGATTCTCGCAGTGTTGAATGATGATGATCTTCGGATTATTCCGTGAACTTCATACCCTCTTTCGAGAAGGATTTCTGCTAGATACGATCCATCCTGTCCGGTGATTCCGGTGATAAGTGCCTTTTTCATTACAAAGATATAATTTATTTAGATGTTAATCGATTCACTCCATCCCAATTGTCGGGGCAACCTGATCGAAGTTTCTTCTCCATAATTCGATAGTATTCTTCGTAGTGTTCAGTCTCCTTTATGCACCAGTTGATAAGTTCAAGTGCCGCTTTCCACTTACCTGCATAGTAGTATTTAAGAAGTAAGACGTGAGCCTCGGTTGTCTTACCAATCGTGTAGACTCGAACTCCTTTGGTCTTTCCCTTGACCGCAATGCAATCAAGTTCCATAAGACTTACAAACCCTCTTACTTTCTCGGCGGTATTCTCTCCAAGAAGAAGTCGAACACCATAGTTCTTTGTTTGACCTTCAAGTCTGGCGCCAAGGTTTACGCTATCACCAAGACAAGTGTAATCGAACCTTTGATCCGATCCCATATTACCGACTACCACACTTCCGGTGTTGATTCCAATACCCATACCAAACGCCGGTATTTCTTCGGCTGTGATCTCGTCGTTAAAACGATCCAACCTTTCGAGCATCTCTTGTGCAGTAGTTACTGATCGCATAGCATGATCAATCTGATCCAAGGGAGCGTTCCAAAACGCCATCTGTGCGTCACCGATATACTTGTCCAGTGTTCCTTCGTTATTGAGAATCGGTTCAGTCATTGCAGTCATATACCGATTCATTATCGTTGTCAACCCCTGTACATCCTCTCCATAGTGTTCTGAGATCGCCGTGAAGCCTCTTACGTCCGTAAAGAGTATCGATAGTTCTCTTGTTTCACCACCAAGTCGCAGAAGTTC